CGCTGAACATGCTGCTCATGTTCGTAACTGCTGCAACACTGCCTGGAAATACAGGGATTGTTTGCAGACTGGGGCAGCCGCTGAACATGCTGCTCATGTTCGTAACTGCTGTGGCATTAGGCAGTGACGGCAGCGATTGCAATGAGCGGCAGCCCTGAAACAGGGTTGATGCCATACTCGTCAACGCACCAACCGATACAATGTTGATCCGCTCTACATTTGCGTGAACAACAGTCGTCGAACCCCCAATCGTTAATCCCGTGCCACTGACCTGCGGCAATGCCATCGCAATATCCAGCCATCCTGTCGCATAACCATTCACCAACCCCGTCTGTCCATGCTTCTGAAAGAAGTTGGCAACTGTTAGGTTCTGTCCTGCCTGTGGTGTAATCGTCACTACCGCCACCTTATACGGCAGCAACGTGGCCGAACCGTCACCCGTAAACGTTACCGGACTGCCGCCAGCAGTCAGCGAAACTTGGAACGTATTTGCTGCTGCATTAACAACAAAATACCGCTGCTTCGCAACAATTCCCGTTGTGGTAACAATGCTGTAGAACCGTACAATCGCGCCATTGCTCAGCCCATGAGCCGTGCGGTTGACAGTGCTAGTTGCAGCCGTAAACGTAACCGGCGCATTCGTTCCAGCCAGCGCAGCAGAGTTAAAGTCAAACTCATAATCTGCTCTGGCATTGCTTGCATAGTTCGTCGTCGTCCCATCGCCATAATTGATGATGTAGGCGCCTTGGGCTAAGAATGCGAAAAAGTTGCCACCCTTGCCAACACCATCGCCAGGCCACACCGCATAGAGGCCAACGATCTTCTGCTCTGCCGCGCCAGGTGCGGTCAACGCTGGCCACGCCGCATTTCGCACCCACTCGTCAGCCGCTGCACCACCCGCACCGCCTGCTACCAGCGTGCTGCCCAGATAGATTTTCCCAGTAGTCGTAGGCATACTCAGCTCGTAATAACGTACAGGGTTGATGCGCTTGGTGATGCAATCGCGTCGTACTCGGCCTGGGTCAGGCTGACAATGTTGGTCACTGCATCGGCGCCTGTGATTCCTGTGACATCGCTCACCACGGCAATGTCGATCTTTTGCTTGTCGGTGGCGCTGGCCAGACCCGCTGTAGTGCTGTTGACTAGGGGGAGCACCGCGTCATCCCCAGTCGAGCTGCGCACTTCGCGGCTGGCGGCGTCGTAGGTGAGGTTGGTGGCGACGTTCACTTGAGCGCCAGAGGCAACCCCGTCGAGCTTTGTCTTGTCCGCCCCACTCATCAGGCCGGCCAACGTCGTGCTCGCCTCAGGCAACGTCACGTCAGCGCCTGTAGAGCTGCCCAGCAGCCGACTGCTCGCCGTGTAACTCAGATCGGTCGGGCCGGGAATCGAGGGCAGTCCCGACAAACTGCCATATGCGATCTGCGCACCATCGCCGCCGTTGTGATCATGGCTGTTGCCATTGGTCACACCCTGCGCTGCTGGAGCAAAGTCTGTCGTTGCTGCAGCAGCGGCTGTCCCCAAGGTGGGCTTGTTCAGGATCTGGGCGTCACCACTGGAGGCGTTCCAGTCGGCGTTGACGTTTACCTCGGCGCCGGCCTGGATACCATCGAGCTTGGTCTTGTCGGCGCCGCTCATCGAACCGGCGGCGCTGGTGGTCGCAGCGGTGATGCTGATCGCCGGGGTATTGCCACCAGAACTGACAATCGGTGCAGTCCCAGACACTGAGCTGACACCACCTGACGGCAACCCCGTTAACTGCGACGCATCCACCGCCGGAAGCCTGCCAGCATTATCGAGCTGCACCACATTCCCGGCTGCCGTGCCGACGTTCTGTGCCGCAGCACTACCGAGCGTTGGCCGGTTGCTCAGATCGCCATACGCTCCAGTCGTTGCAACCGTCGCCAAAGTCGACTCCAACGCATACTGCCCATGCGGATCCGCAGCAGCAACGTGTGCATTAACCGCCGCCGTAATCGATCCACCACATAAATCCGCAATCGCCTGCGTTGACGCATCTACCGTCGTCCCACCCTGATCCATAGGCACCCTCTCAGTGCCACTCAATGGCACCGTCGCATTAGGCAAACCCGTGATCGTTACGTCAGCCATCAGAGTGTCACCAGCAATCGATCATCAAGTGTCTTCAGCCGCAACCCGGCCAACGTAGTGATATACATCGCAATCGCCTCAATCTTCTCCAGCACCATCACACAAAACCTCCCATCAGCCAACTTCAGTGGCTCATGCTGCAGCCTATACACCTGCCCCTCATGCAACACCTGATCCCCATACCCCAACCCACCAAACAAATCAGCCCGCACCGTCAGCGCATACTCCACACTGATCACCTGATCGCCCATCATCACCTGCGACTGGCGATCCATAATCCCTAAACCAACAACGGCCCCAGCAGTTACGCTAGAGCCGAAGTCAGCCAGCAGGAAATCATCGGGGATCTCCTGGATCATTGCGATCAGGGCCGGTACTTCTTGATGCCAACCGCAACGCAGCTCACAACAGCGCTATAAGTGCCGGTTTCATCGAAGAAACTCAGCCGCAGCCGGGACGGCAGATCGTCTTTCGAGATCACCAGCCGGTTGTGATAAGCGGCGACGGCCAGGTCAGGGAATGCGCCGCCGGTGACGTCTACGGCATCGCTACCGTCGGACGCATCGCCGGCCTGCACCTTCACCTTCATGGCGCTGCCGGCAGCGCTGGCAGGGGCGGTGAGGATTAGGCACACATCACCATCAAAATCATGGCAATTAACGGCGGTGGTGTTGTTCGCCGCTGACACAGTGGTTGGGGCCAGAATGGTGACGCTATGCAGCGCCTCCAGGTTGCGTTGTCTGATAGCCATGGTCAGGTTTCCTCCGTGGGGGGCTGAGTGACCGTGCTGAGCACGGGGTTGTTGTCCGTGGTGCGGCGTTTTCCGCCACGGCGTGGCGATTCGCCTTCGACCTCAGCGGCTGGGGCGGGAGCAGTGTGCTCAGTTGCCCACCCGCTGCGAATCATGTGAAGGCCAAAGTCGTTATCAACAGTAACCACGTCGCCGATCTCTCGATCCTTGCGACTGATCACCATCGATTCGAGCATCTCGACTTCCATCCTCAGATACCCCACACAAAGGCCTCGGGATAGCGAACCCCAAAGTCGCAATCCTGCAGGATGCTGATCTCAACGCTGCCGGAATCCTGATACTTATAGGGATTCACGCCGATGTCTTGGCCGCTCCAGAACGCCAGCAGCACCTGCGAGAAGTCGCCGAAGAGGCTATTATTCACCTCCAGCTGGTTTGACATCAGGGCCGGGTAGCCGTTGATCTCGTTGTTGCGCAGAACGTAGAAGTCGCTCTGAGCGTTCTCCAGCGTGGTCTTGTAGACGCCCCTTGCATGGGCGTTCATCATGTACGCCATGCTGGGCACATCCAGGTTCGCCAGGCTCACCTTCGTTTCCATCTCAACCAGGTTGAGGAAGGTGCCAAAGTTATAGCTTACGCTGTTGATGGTCTTCGCCTGGCCGCCGGACAGCGTTTCAGTCTTCACCCCATCGGTGTACCGCAGGCCCAGGGGGCGCTTGGATCCGCCTGGGGAGTACAGGAAGTCCTTGTCAATACCAAGGGCGACCTTGCGGCTCAGGTGGCTGCGAACCCAGGCTTCGGAGGAGAATCCGGTCTGGCCGATGAAACGGCGCGTCAGGACAGTTTTCGCACCGACAGTCTTGGGCGTGAGGCTGACCTGGCCAACCAGGATCTCAGAGGCGTCAGGCGCCTGGCCCTCACCAACCCAGTAGTGAGTAGGGCCGGCGGTTTCCTTGGGGATGTCGATGTCACCCACCAGACCGCTCAGCACGGTGGCGCCGGCAGCGGTGATGCTCAGGCGGTTGTAGATCAGCTCAATCATCGAGCCAATCAGCAGGTCGGTGTCAATCAGCGCACCGCCGGTGGTGAATCCACCTGCGGTCTGATCAGCGCGGATGTTCTTACGACCGGCGCCCATGCCGGGGATCTGCGCGACCATCACGTCGGCGGGGATGCGGAACGAGCCCTGCAGCTCGCGGCCCGAATGCTTCACCGCAGCGGCGGACGCTTCCAGCTCCAGTCCGGCAGCATCACGCAGACGGGCATCGGTCGGGTCAGAAAAGTGCCGAATCGCATTCAGGATGTTGTACCGCTTCACCTCGCGGTCAGACATGCCGATCAGGCCATCAGCGCTCGACTGCATGCGACCGCTCATCTCGACCCTCTTGGCACCCTTGGCTTGCATCGCCAGCTCAAACAGCTCGGCGCGAACGCAGTCCACGCTGGCGCCAGACTCGATGTATTCATCGGCCTTTTCGTTGCCTGCGCCGGCCTTCTCGCACATATTCCGAATGGTCTTCGAGCGCTCGCGCTCAGCCTGCACAGCGGTCATCTCCCGCTCTGCAACGTCAATGGTCTGGGTTGTCATAGCAGGAGATGCGGTTTGCATTTCTCCATTCAGGCTATGCACCTCCTCATTCTCTTCCTTCGCCACCTGATCATCCACGGGCGGTTCAGTTACCGCATCAACCAAAGCAGCAGTCTTGGCAACTGGCTTCCGTGGCTCGACAAACTCCACCAGTTTGGCCAATGCCTGCGGCATCTTGGCGAATCGACCCAAGGGCACAGCAGCTGCCTTCACATCGCGAGCCGGTGCCATCTCCGATGCAAACCCAAACTCAACAGCCTCGGCAGCAGTAAGCCAGCTCTCGGCGGCCATCAGAGAACGCACGTCATCCTCGCTCAGTCCAGAGCGATCAACGTACGCTTGCCGATACGCAGTCGAAATCCGATCGATTAGATCAGCTTCCTTCCTGAGGTCATTGGCGCCACCAATGCCGAGCCCCCATGCCTCATGGATCATAAGGAAGCTGCTCTCTGGCATGACGATCTCATCGCCAGCCATCGCAATCAACGATGCAGCACTGGCAGCCACGCCGTCAATAATCACGCGCTTCCGTCCTGCGTACCGGGACAGCATCGAATAGATCGCTAAGCCCTCCAGCGCATCGCCGCCATAGCTGAACAGATTGATCGTCAGCGGCTCATCGCGACCCGTCAACGCGCTCTGCACCTCTCGGGCTGTAATCTCCCAGCCCACCTCGCCAATCAAAGCCATTTCAAGCCCTGAGTTGTCGGCGGCGGCCTTAATTGCTACGCCAGTCATTCAGCCTATAGCGATCTTGCTACAGGCTATGAATCCCCTTCCGTACCCATTCCCGGCAGAGCAGCCGCTGTCGTCCCATTCTGTTGCTCAGGCAGGCCCAGCCTTCTCCGCAACGCCACCTCGTACGCAATCTGCGCCCAAGTGCTCTCCAGATCAGTTCCATAAAGCTCTGCCATCTGGTCAGAGGTTGACTGCAGTCCCATTTCCTGCGCATCCTTATACGCTTTCATCTCCTTCGCGGGATCTACCCAGCTCCATGTGCGGGCCTGCCAGCGTGGGGACGTGTAAAGCTCTGGCTCGTTCCAATAGTTGCCAAATAACTCAACAGGCAAAACGCCAGCCATTACGGCAGCATCAACCCATTCTTCAAACACTCGCTGGTGGAATTGCTGGATAAACAAAGACTGCATAACCCGATACCAATCCCGAACCTCCAGCTTCTCTTCACGCATGGAGCTGTAATTAGCATCACTGTGATCGCCGCTGATTGCTGAGTAGCTGCTGGTAATGCCAGTCGAA